AATTTTTTATCCAAGTTGGGGAACATTTCCAGAATGAAAGACAGTTACAAGAATATCTATTTATAACAAGAAGAATGGAAGCATCTAAGGAAAATGGCAAGTTAGGTGGTAGACCAAAAAAACCTAGAGTAGAACCTAGAGCAAAACCTAATGGTAACCTAGATGAAACCCCTCCTACCCCTACCACTACCCCTACCACTACTAAAACCACTAAAATAAGTTATAATCCCTTTTTTCATAAGTTTTGGAATAAGGTTTCCAATAAAGTGAGTAAGGGCATAGCTGAAAAGAACTTTGTCAAGCTAGAGCAAGAGTGGATAGAAAAAGCTGAAGACCTCGCAGATATGTATAATAAATATTATAATTCTGTTGAGGATAAACAATTTGCTAAACAACCTGCTTTCTGGTTATCAGCTAAAAAGTATGAAGATGAAAAACCAACTAAAAAAGAAGAACTCAAAACAGACCAGTATTCTATGAGGTTAAAGGTTTTCAAAGAAGCTGTGGATAATAAAAAGGGTAGTGCATTTGTACACAAATATGCAAAACAACACCCCTATGACGTTCAAAGAGCGATTAAAGAGGGTGTGTTTAGTAGAGAAGAAGCTGTAATTTATTTAGATATGGGGAGTTGGATATGATTAAAATAATTTCTATAAACTATCAAGAAACATCAGAACAAGCAGTAGCAAAACCACAATCTGCATTTAAAGAAATGCCAGAAGTTACACAATTAGATTGTCTTAATGATGCAATTAGTGATTTAGAAGAAATGCGAGAAAAATTGCACAATAAAATGTATCCAGTTGTTAAAAGTGTTTTATACGGAGATTAATATGACTGTAATAGATATTAGAAATCCATTAGAAAAGAAACGACAAACATATTTAGCTTTTTACAAAGATGGTATTTATGATGGCATATTAAATCAAAAGCCAGACCCCAGAAATAATTCATCAGCTTATTATAAAAAAGGTTTTGATGATGGTTTAAAGTTGCTAGAGTTAATTAAAGAATATGATCTTGGAGAATAGAATGTATGTAAAAAGTGAAGTTAAAAATAGTTATTATGGTTTAAAAAAAGTTTTTAGAGATTTCAAAAATAAACAAACTAAAATTAAAGATGAAGAAAAGTTTGAAGACGTACCCAAAGAACTATCAGATAAAGATAAAGAGGGTTCTTACAAGTTTATTGGTTATATGGATTATTATTTAGGTGTTAAGTTCGATCAAGATAAAGATTTAGAAGTGCAACCATCTGGAGTTACTGCTAAAAATAGAAATTACGATTATGCTAATGCAAAGTTTGTAGGGAGTTTAGACTAATTTAAGAGGTGCAATCATACCATAAGGTAAGTTAACCCCTGCTCTATGGCTCTTAAATCAAGCCTAATTTGGATAAAATATAAAAATATGTAGCTTTTTTAGAAATAATTATATAAATCTTAATTACCTAACTATGGGGTAAATAGGAATGGCGAGACCAAAAAAATATAATATAGATACTGAAGAAGTTGTTAAGTTAGCATCTTATGGGTGTACAAATAAAGAAATAGCAGACTTTTTTGGTTGTTCAGCAGACCTTTTAGAAAAGAGTTATTCGGAATTTCTTAGAAAAGGAAAAGTTGACGTAAAAATAAGACTAAGACAACTGCAATGGGCATCTGCTGAAAATGGCAATGTTACAATGCAAATCTTTCTGGGAAAGAATATGTTAGGTCAGCAAGATAAGATAGAGCAAAATGAATTAGAAGAACCTTTAGTCTGGTCATCAGATTAATGGCATTAACCAAACCACAAAAGAAAGTAATAAGTAACGAAGCAAGGTTTAGGGTTCTTATTACTGGTAGGCGATTTGGTAAAACATTCCTAGCGATTAATGAATTAGCTAAGTTTGCCAGTAAGCCTAATCAAAGAGTTTGGTATGTTGCACCAACTTATAGACAAGCTAAAGCCATATGTTGGAATGTATTAAAAGAAAAAATGATATATCACAAATGGGTTAAGAACATAAATCATAGTGATTTAACAATTACATTAAAGAATAATAGCCAGATAACACTAAGAGGTAGTGATAATGAGCAATCATTAAGAGGTGTTGGTTTGAATTTCTTATGTATTGATGAGTTTGCAGATGTAAGCCAAGAAGCATGGTATGAGGTTTTAAGACCTACATTATCAGATACGAAAGGTCATGCTTTATTCTGTGGAAGTCCAAGAGGGTTTGGTAACTGGTCATATGAACTATTTAAGCAAGGTGAAACCAATAAAGATTGGGCAAGTTTTAAATATACTACTATTGAGGGTGGTAATGTAGACCAAGACGAAGTAGAGCAAGCAAAACAAGATTTAGATATAAGAACATTTCAGCAGGAATATGAAGCCACATTTGTAAACTATTCTGGAATGATTTATTACAATTTCAGTAGAGAAAGTAATATTATTGAAAAATACCAGAAAGAAACAGCAATTTTACACATAGGTTTAGACTTTAACGTAGACCCTATGAGTGCTGTAGTTTGTGTTATAGTTAATGAGAAAATTATAGTCGTTGATGAGATACAAATATATTCCTCAAATACCCAAGAAATGTGTGAAGAAATAAGGAATAGATACAAAAATAAACAGATAGTTGTTTATCCAGACCCTAGTGCTAGACAAAGAAAAACATCAGCAGGTGGATTTACTGATTTAAGTATCTTGAAAAATGCAGGATTTGATGTAAAATGTAAAAATACAGCACCTTTAATTAGGGATAGAATTAATGCAGTTAATGCAAAATTAAAAAATGTTAATGGGAAAAATAGTCTGTTTATTGTTAAATCTTGCAAAAATGTTATTAAAAGCATAGAACGACAAATATACAAAGAGGGAACTCATGTACCTGATAAAGATAGTGGGTATGACCATATGAATGATGCTCTTGGCTATTTAATAGAGTTTAATTTCCCACTAAGACGTAATTTTGCACCTAGCCAACCTAAGAGGTGGAGTTAATGGATAGAGAAATACTTACACAAAAACATGATTTATGGCACTCAAATATAAATAATTGGGAGTTTTATATAAGAAGCTATTTAGGTGGTAATGATTATAAAAATGGTTATTACTTACACAGATACGTATTAGAATCGCCAGAAGAATATGACCAAAGAGTTAGGCATACACCCTTAGATAATCATTGTAAGAATGTAGTCCAGATATACACAAGTTTCTTATGGAGAGTACCACCATCAAGAGATTATGGAGATTTAGATAATGAGCCACAATTAACTTCATTTATTCAAGATGCTGATTTAGATGGTAGGTCATTTGATTCAGTCATGCGAGAAGTCCAGATGAACGCTAGTATTTATGGTAATTGTTGGGTTGTAGTTGATAAGCCACAATCTAATGCAAAGACTAGAGCAGAAGAACTGGCTCAAGATATTAGACCTTACATTTCAATATATACACCAGAAAACATAGTAAATTGGAACTATGCCAGATCAGCTAGTGGAAGATTTTATTTAGATTTACTGGTTATTGTTGAAGATATAAATGCAGATAGAGCCATCATCAAAGTATTTACAGAAGAAACTATAAGCACATATTCAGTTGAAGAATACGATAAAGAACATTCAGACGGAGAAGTTAAGTTATTAGAAGAAATAGTTAATCCAATAGGAACTATTCCTGCTGTTAATGTTTATAATTTACGAGGTAATAAGCGACCTATTGGTATTAGTGATTTATCAGACGTAGCATTTCTTCAGCAATCTATTTATAATGATTATTCCGAGAAAGAACAATTAATCAGATTAGCTAACCACCCTAGTTTAGTTAAAACACCTAATGTTGAAGCTAGTGCAGGTGCAGGTGCTATAATAGAAATACCAGAAGATTTAGATTCATCTTTAAAGCCTTATATAATACAGCCTAGTGGTCAAAACCTAGATGGGATAATGAAGTGCATACAAAATAAAGTTGATGCTATTGATAGAATTACCCATATGGGTTCTGTGAGGGCAACTGGTACACAAATAGCTAGTGGAATAGCTTTACAAACAGAATTTCAACTTTTAAATGCTAGATTATCAGAAAAAGCCGATTATTTAGAAAATGCAGAAGAACAAATCTGGGGTTTATTTGCTAAATGGCTAGATAAACAATGGAATGGTTCAGTTAATTATCCAGACACTTTTGATATTAGAGATTGGGCAAATGACCTGCAATATCTACAAATGGCTAAAGCATCTGGCATAAAATCAGAAACCTTTAATAAAGAAATAGATAAGCAAATAGCAGAAGCAGTAATAGATGATAACGAAACTATGAAAACTATTAATGAAGAAATAGATGCTGTTAGAACTGTTAGAGGGCAATTCCAGACAACCGAAGTAGAGGGTCAAACAGTTGGCGAAGAAAGTTCCTAAAGATAAAAAGACTAAGATACCTAAAAAATATCTATCTGGTTTAAAAGGTGCAAAAAGAAATGCTAGAGCAACCTTATTAAAGCAGATTAGTTCTTTGTATAAGGCAGGTGCTAGAATACCAATGGCACTTTTAAAGAAAAGGAATAAGTCTTAATGGCAGTAAAAAGAAAACCTTTATCAGCTAGAACCATTGCAACACTTAGAGCAAAAGCCAAAAAATCTAAGTTATTTAATCTAGCAGATTTAAAAGCTAGTTTTCGTAGAGGTCAGGGTGCATTTCTTTCATCTGGTTCAAGACCTAGAATTCCTATGTCAGCATGGGCAATGGCAAGAGTAAATAAGCTAAGTAGTCGTGGCAGGTCAGGAACATTTGATAAAGATATAATATCAAGAGCCAGTAAGAGGAAAAAGAAATGACTTTTGCCAGTATAAATAATGCACCATTTGGTTTAGCTTTACAAAAAGGCGAAATAAACAGATTTGGTGGTATTCATAAGTTTGGACTTAATACAGCAGTTGGTGGTTCTTTTGAAACTATATGGGACGGAAATAATACTTACACCTATCCATCTTCAGCAGGGACAGCCACAGTAACATCTTCTAATACATCAGCAGATAATGCAGGAACAGTTGAAGTTGAGGGTTTAGATGCAAATTATGATGTAGCCACAGAAACAATTACAATCGGTGGAAGTG